CGACATCTACTGATTCAACGTTTTCGTTTTCAGTCATGTTATCATTCTCCTTTTTAATAGTCTTAGAAGTATTAATGCCTTTAGCACTATCTACTAAGAACTTTATCATGTCAATCTTGTCAGTATCTGACTTCTCAACAAAACCTATGTTCTGCATACTTGCACCAGTAACTGGGCTAGTTGCTGCTTCTTCTTCTGAGATTGTTACCAATCCTGATTCTTTGTCCCAGAATACATTTTCTAGAACTGTTTCTGTACCCTCGCCAACGATGGTGTCTACGCCATCAACCTTCTCTACAGAGATGATATTGGCAAACTGGTTTGCTGGGCTGTCAACAAGTGACAACTCAACTAGGGTGTAGTCTTTAATAATACGGATACTTGCATCCATCTTTTCGTCGTAGGCATCGTCCCACTTGTTCATTTTACCGCCAATAGAAAATCCTGTGTATGTTCCATCTAGAACCTTTTCCCATGCATCCTGAGCACCCTTTGAAACGTATGCTGATACATAAATGCCCTGATAGAACTTCTTTTCTTCTGGGTCAAAATACTTGTCTTCTTTGAAAGCAACCATCTTGCCAACAGCCTTTGGCTGGTGCATTTCACGGATGTTGCCACGGAACTTAGAGAATGCTTCTAGAGAAGCCTCTGGAGTAACAATGTCATTCTGACGGTCAAGGTTGTCAAGGGTGGCAAAACCAGAAACGATTCTGCGTTCTGCGTCCACTTTTGTTAGTGGCATTGAAATACGGAGATTGTTTCCGTCAACGTCGAAGTGTGCCTTTTGAATACTCATAGACTAATTATAGCCCCCTTTTACTGAAGTGTTATACAAATGTTATTATAACACTTTTTTAAGAGGAGCGTCTCCCTTCGCCTTTAGGATTTCTTCCAGCGGTGGTTGCAGGAGTATCAGCCTGAGCCTGTTGTCTTTCAGCATCACGGTCTCTGTTACCTGCGTTGTTTGCATTAGAGTCTGCTGCTTGACGAGCCGTAGGCTGAACCATTGCATCTCCATCTGGACGCTCTGCAAGGTTAAGAATGTCACGAGCCTCGTTAGGAGCCATAATCTGGTTCTTAACGTAGTTAGTAATAATCTGTGACTGAGCAAGTTCGTCTGTAAGTGTTAGTTCGTTGAACTTAAGTTCTAGAACATCTGTCTTCTCACGGATAATCTTGTTAAGAATCTTTTCAAGGTTACGCTGTGCTGGTCTTGCAACCTGCTCTTTAAATGTTCTGTCCTGTGCTAGTGAGTCAGCAATTGACGATGAACTGCTACCTCCAAGTTTTGAAAGTGGAACTTGGTGAGCAACAAGAATGTCGTCACGGTTCTGGTTACGGTACTGGCTAAACGAGCCTTCCTGAATACCGTTTTCAATTGGCTCCATCTTGAACTCAACTTTGTTGCTGTCTGAGTCTCCTGGCAATGGAATGTAAAGAGTTCTGTGTGACTGACCCTTTAGACCAGTCTGCAGGAAACGGAACAACTTGTCCTCTGCCTCTTGTGTAAGTTGTGCACCCTTAAGAGTTACAATGTAACGTGGCACTGCCTTGTTGTTGAAGTAATCGATGTTGTACTGGGATGCAAGCATGTCTCCCAATAGAGATGGCATAGCAGCCATAATGTCTGGCACACCATAGAAAGTGTTTAGTGGAGAGTATTCCTTAATGTGGATAATCTCGTTTGGTCGTGGGTCTTCGGTAATGTAGTTAATGTTCTTTGCACCAAAGTTACGGAAATAAACAACCTTGTTTGAAATGATTTGAACGTATCCATCACGCAGTCTACGAACACGCATTGTTGATGCAGGGATGTGACCAATGTAGCCAATCTCTCCAGTGGTTGTTCTTCCTACTTCAATGTAGCCATTACCCATTGCGTGTACGTCAGTAAATACCTTCTCAAGAACTGAGGAGAACGATTCGTCTTGGTTGAGTCCTTCTATCCAGTCTCTAAGTTGTACCTTAAGTCTTTCAATTCTCTTTCTAGCACGAGACATCTGTTCTGCCGAAGCAGCCTCTAGTTTTAGATTTGTCTTGTCTGAAACAATAAAATCATAACCAAGACCAACTGTGTTTTCAACTTTTGCATCAATAGCGGCGTGGTTGGCAAATGAGGTGTCGTAGTAGTTTGCAAGTTCGTAAAGATTGTATGGTGGGGTAATTACGTCAAAGAGTGAGTATGCGTTACGGAAGACTATTCCAGGATTGATGGCATTTGAGCGAGCACCACCTGTACCCATCTGAATTGCACCAGCAGACTCTAGATAAGCATCGTCGCCAATTGCCTTAGACATTCTGGAACTTCTACGCTTAAAGTTGGTCTGCATACCAGAAAGACCCTTTAGTTCATCCCATGATTTGTTGAATGGGTCTAGAGAAGCAAACTCATTCACTGTCTCTTGAGCCTCGTCTAGGCGAGCAGGTGTGTTTGCGTATTCGTAGTAACTCATTACTCCTCATTCCCAAATTCTAGTTGTGTCTTCTTGGCTGCAATCAATGCACCGAGGTCTGTTTCTGAAGGAATGTATCCCTGCTGCATACGGTCAATCTGCTCGCTGTATTCTTCATCCGATACCTTGCGAACATTAGGAAAGAAAATTGCCTGTCCATCTGGCTGACCATTATACGATGCTTCTGCACGGAGCAGAGCAATACGAGATTCGTCACCCTTCATTGAGTCAATGCTTAGTGCGTTACCGTGGTCGTCTGTGAAATACTTGCCAGAACGCAACTGCCATACATAGATTCCGTAGTTGGAAAATGGTTCTTCAACGACTGATACCTTTGTTTTACCAATCTGATTGGGCATAACCTGCCCGAAGTCTTTTGTAGTGTCAATGTTCATAACCACTAGTATACCACATTATCTACTATTTTGCACTATTCCATACCAGTGAGTGTCGAAAGTACTGGGTTTGCTACAGAATATTGCTTAGTATTAAACGAGTTAGTTCCAGCAAAATATAGATATGATGAATCCAAAACCTGAAGTTTTGTTAAAACGTGGTCATTGTTTGACAAATTAGTAACTCCTACATAGGAATTATAAGCGTCTGAGGTGTTTGACTTAAACACAGACAATATAACATCTTGCCAGGTTATTCCTGTAAGGTCTTGCCACTTACCAGGAACATATCTTTGCCAAGTATTGCTAGAGGATAGTGCTGCCAAGTTTGCATTGATTTGATAGAGAATAAGATTATCTATTGTTAAATATCCTGTTAGGTCAAACTGACCAGTAATTCCATTCAGGGATAGTGCTGTTGGGAACATTGCTGAAATGGTTACCCATGTGTTTACGTTAAATGTGTTTGTCTCAATACCGTCGATGTAGAAAATAACGTTGGTACTTACAAGACCAGTACTTAGGTCAGTTGCCGATATTCTAACGTCTTCTGAATTAGAAGATACTGTCGAAAGACTAAATCTATAATTAAAGTTAGAACTGGCAACATCAAATACGTTTTCTGTGCTTGACTGCAAAGTATATGCTGATGTTGCTGTGTTGTATGGAGTATCGTATTTTGCAGCAAACTGTATAGCACCCAACTTATAGTCTGAAGTTGCTTGTGGATTGATTGGAAATCTAAGTCCACGATTTGTTATTCCAGATACCGCACCTGGGGCTAATCTAATTCCACTACTTGAACTCAAATAAAGGTGTGGACTTGGTTTCTTGCTAATAATATAAGGATTCTTGCCAGCATAGTTATAGGTTCTACTTGATATAACATTCGGAGTTGACTCTGTATATGTAAAAGGAATTATTGTTCCTCCAAATTTAGTGGTAATTGGATTGGTAACATTTTGATAATAATTATAGGCTACCGAAAAAAGGTCAAGATACTGAATCTTTGGGTAGTTAGACAATGTATCAATTACCTGAAATTCTGTGTGAACAACAATACAGAGTTGTGATAAGTCTGGGTCTGTTGGCGGATAAACAATCACACCGTCGGCAACCTCATACTTTGTTGTTTGCCAAGAAGTTCCTGCTCCTGGGCTAATCGTTAGGTTTAACGGTATTGATTGAGTAGTGGTGAAGGTTGAGTCTGGTTGATACGGATTGCTTAATGGCTCAAATGTAATATATGTTCTTACCATTGTTGTAAGCAAGTTAAGTGAAGAGTTTGCAAAACCACTATATCTTCCTGTATTTAGATTAGATGAAGTTCTTGATACTGGTGCATCATAACCCACATTAAACTGAAGAAAATCAAAGTCGTAACCAACATTGCCAGAAACATCTGTAACTGTTTGAGAAAAGTTCTTAAGTGGAATATGGCTTTTCCAAGACCCACCAGAGTTTGAGACAATCTTATTGTCAAACATTGTAACTTCATAACTAGCCATTACGTTTTGAAGTCCATTTAAAATAGTTCCACTTGTCTCAGTTCCAGATGGGAAATAAAACACTCCATCTGTCCTTACTATTGTTTCTCCAGATATAGGGTTTGTTCTTCTTGAAAGATTGTCGTCTGTTAAAAATTTAATAGAAAGAATGTCTGCTACTGATGTGTCGTCATTTGCCAAATTGCTATCTCCAGCAATAAAGACAACAATTCTAGACTGATTGCTAAAGAAGTTAGCAACATTGCTACCATAGTTGTTGGCAAATTTGTCAATATCAATTCCAACATTGAAATAGTAGTAATTTGGACTTCCAGTAATAAGGCGTATGTTGTCTGCTGGAGTTTCTGTCTTTAAGGTAGACAATGTTCCATTATAAGATAACTTATAATAGATTGTTCCAGAGTTTACAGAAATTGAGAAATAATTTGCTGTATTTATGTCTACAAATTTAAATATAATTTCCTCTGATGTTGGTCTTGTAGTGTTATATCTTCCATAAAGATAAAATGCCTTTATAGGTTCTTCCAGTATTTCCATAGAGTCAAATGAGAAATTTGATACTAGCCACCCTGCCTGTTTCAGATTTATCTTTCCTGTTGCATTCAGGTCTGAGATTGTTTGTGTTCCAGTGGTATTAAGTGTTGGCAAAGCATATTTATTTACAGCAATGTAGTTTTTTGCTATCGTCAGATTGTCTGACACACCGCTGCTCCAGGGGGCATTTGTTGGAAACTTATACTCATTAGAAAATCCAGAACTAGAAAAATCTACAGACGCTACATTTCCTGCAGCAGAACCAATAGTGTTTTCAATTGTATTTACGGCATGTGCTTTTGCAAATCTAACTTGTGCCTGTGATATGCTAACTCTATATGGGAATATTGAAATACAATCATATATTCCATCATTAAAGGAGATGTAGTCAGTCATTGAATTTGCATCCCCTGCTGTTGCTAGGGATGGCTCTGCTAACAATGCTAAATCGTCACTATCTATATCCAGTGATATTAAGACTTCTCCGTTAACCATCAATAAAACATTTTCCGAAGAGTAAACTATGTGAATCAATAGTGGTCTATTAAAGTCCTTAAAGTGATGGCTGCCAGTTTTATTTCCAAACTTAAGAACAAATGATGTACTGTTTACATAAAGTCCATTAGTGTTTACTAAATCTGCAAATGAGGAAACAACCTTTGTAAGTGTGTTGTTGATTGGTTTTTTAATTTGAGTCCAAAACTCAAGGGTTAGGTTTCTATATGTTCCTAGTGTATTTAAAAATCCAAATGCTGGGAAAATCAATCCATCGTCTGTGTTAAGGAATTTAGTTGAATTAAACGAACCATAAATAACTGGTTTTGTGTTTACTTTGGTTGTCGATGTTTTCACATAGCCTGGATAGCCTTTTAGATTGTATGGTGCAAGCAAATGAACAGCATCGCTCATAGTTCCATCAATTGGTGCTGTGTTTCCATATAAATAATATATATCTACAATTGGTGTTGTCGTAAAATCTTCATCAATTGCCCATGTTGCGATTGATTGTTGTGATAGCACGAAGTTAGCATAGGAATTTATTTTGGTAGCCATATGTACTATTCTACCACATAAGAAAATGCCCTGCCTAACTAAAGACAGGGCATCTCAACATCCAATTACTTCTTGTCTGGAATCTTGATTTCACAGGCATCTGTTGTACAGTATGCTTCTCCCATTGCATCTAGATTCTCTACACCGTCGTAAATTGCAGAGAAGTCAATCTTTGCAAGACGACCAATGTAGTAGTCATATTCTTCTTCCGTAATTTCTGAGTAAGGCATCTGTGGATAAACGTCCTTGCCCATCGATAGGAATGATACAGCCTTCAACTGACCTTCGTACATGTTTAGTACGGAAGTGATGTGCTGCTTTTCAGTTTCCTTATCAAAGGATAGAGTTACTGATACACCGTTGTCTGACCAATACTTCTGGGCTGTAGCAGCAAGGGCTGTCTTCTCAAATAAAGTTACATCCTTTTCTGCTCGCTTGTGACCAGATGAAATTGGAAAGTATACTACTGAAGTATTTGCTGACACTAGGTCTGCTTCTACTTTGTACCCTGCGGCACGGAATAGGTGTAGCATCTGGTCTTGGTTACCGAAACGAATTGCTCTTAGGTAGAACTTTCCGCCTGGACCCCAGTGAACACCAGGAGTAGCACCAGAAAGGATTGATACAGAACCAGATGGCTTAACAGTTGTTACACGAATTGATTCACGAACACATAGCCATTCTGAGTACTTGCGGTCATAAAAACGAATCTTGTTGTAGCCTTCGTCCATCCATGTACGGACAGTTGGTAGACCATGCTCGTCAGCAAATGATGCAATGCCTGTTAGTGATGTACCAATGCGACGGTTACGCTGCATGATACCGTTGGTCTGCTGCCAGTGAGTAGGAAGAAGTGTAACAGTCTTTCCATACAAGTAGGCAAACTTTAGGGTGCGTAGGAAGTCTTCCTTGCTCTCGTGACGGTTTAGGTGAACCTCAACTAGAGTACATAGTTCGTATGATTCTAGTGGCTGTTCTGCACATGGGTTGAATCCCATAACACGATAGTCCTTGCCATCTGGAGCATCTGCAAGACGACCGTGGTTACGAGCAACGTCTAGCCAGATAAATCCTGGCTCTCCGTTATCTGCAATGCGGTCTACATACTTTGAGTAATCCATGCCTACGGTTGCAGCGACAGAGTTGTTTGACATCCATGCCCAACCTGGGTTCTCTGGGTCATACGAGTTACGCTCTGGAAATGCTTCTGCATTCTTTAGGTTTAGGAAGTCCTCGTCACCCTCTGCACCAAGTGCAAGGGTAGCAGAACGACGAACGTTACCAGAAACAACACAAGTACCAATAAGGTTAACTAGGTCAACAATGGCACGAGCATCTAGGTTGTC